CAATTTTCAAAAACCTATTTCAAAGGTGAAAAAAATGTCAGTTTTATCTGATCCTCAAAATGCACTTTATCAAGCGCAATTAGCAGCTACTACACAATGCCAAAACTATTTTTATAAAAATGGTGAAGCTGGCTTTGATAGTGTGAATCATATGGCTGAGACTCGACCAACTGCATTAAATGAAATTTTAAATATTGTTGGCTTTGATAGTGCAGCAGATGTTGATAATGCGATTAAAGTTGGTTTGTCTCAGTATCAGTATTGTCATGGTGGTGATTTACCACATGCATCCGTGTTGGCCACTGCTTTAGATGCTGGTTTATGCATGGCAAAAAAAGTAAGCGGTTTTACTGGTACACATAAACAGAATCTTGAACAATTAGAATCAGGATTCGATGATGTAAGTAATACACATCATGAGTCTGTCAGTATTGTGCCAGCTATGACGGTTGCAACGATTGCAACGTTAATTGCCTTTGCCTCTCCAATTATTGCCTATATTCCTAATAGCAACGGTTCGAATGAAGTGCCGATTGTTGCAGCGCGATTTACTACTGATCGTGCATTTGGTGCGATGGCAAAAGGTGAGTATTTAGATGGTGTAAATGCATCTAAACCATATTCAGAAGGTCGTTTCCGATTTGTATTGGATAATGGTGGTGCAGGTACAACCTATTCAACAACCGCACGCACAAAATATGCGAATTACGCAGATAAAACACCAGACGTAAATGCACCATTATTGCCTTTTATCGGTGGCAATATCTCGATTCGCATCAACGGTAAAGAAGTTGCGCACACACGAAACCGCAGTAAGTCGAAATTGGCTGGTCAAATCTCTGCAATTACTGAGAAATCAGCAAAAATCGCAGGTATTGAATATAGCGTGACTGCAAGTTCAATTAACTTGGATGACAGCACAATCTCAGTAACCTTCAACCAAGCATTGCCGAATGGTGTAAAAGCGGAAGTGTTCTTGGTCGCTGATTATGAAGCGAAAGACGTAAATAATAAGTTTAAGCTTGATCCTGTTGGTATCAGTATTTCGCCTGAATATGAAACGATGGTGAGTTCACCAATTGTCACTCAAATCCGTGCATCAAAATTATTAGTGAATCAGATCACTAATGAGTTGAATATCGGCTTTGTTGGAACCGCATTGTCATTAATGCAAGGCAAAATTTATCTTGAGCAAACAGTGCGACTACTTGGCGAAGGCAAAGAACGTGCACAATACAATGATCGTGAATTTACGTTCGATGCAAGCCGTGGTGTTGCTGGTAATTTAGCTGCTGCATATAACACGTCGGGTGACTTGTTTGGCGAGCTAATGAAGTATATTGAAGCTGCGAAAATTGGGATTGTACAAGATTCAGGTGGTGCAACCGTAGGCTTTGATTTGTACGTCGGTGATAGTGCAAAAGTGTTCTTTGCTCAATTATCGGCTGACAAAATGCCAGTCAAAACAGGTGCCACGGCTGGTCATGGTCAAATCGTGCGAATTGGTACTTTAGCTGATGGTACCAACGTTTATCATTTGCCAACCTCTGCTGGTGTTCTGGTTGAATCTGATCAAACTTTTGAGATGGAATTAGTTGGTCGTGGCAGTGAACCTGTACGCAATCCGCTTGTCGGCTTCATTGAAATGCCATTAACCGTGAGTGAGGCAACGCCTGATCCGCGTGAAAGCTTACTTGCTTTGATCGGTTCTCAAGCTGCTGAATTAAATCCACTCGACCGTTATGCAGATCAGTTTGCATTACTCAAAGCAATCAATATGCCACGATTTCATTTCTATCTAATTTATAACAAAATGGTGAAATACGATGGCTGATGTAAATGAAGTAAAACCAAAACAACGTAGTCAAAAACCAAAAGCAGTTGAACCAGTTCAACAGGTTGCTAATCAAAACACATCTAATGGAGAAAATACTCCAAAAGACACTGATATTGATGTGAAAGACAATGCAGCTAAAACGGACGACGCAAATTCTAATAGTGAAGCTGCAAAAGCAGAAACATCATCTTCACAAGCTGAAATTCAGCAAGTAGAGCAAAAAAAAGAAGCTGGTGAAAGTTCAGACGCAAATGCTTCTGAATTAAATCAAGATACGAACAAAGATGCTACACAAGGCACTCAACCTAAAGAAAATGAGCCAACGCCGTCTACTGAATCTGATCCAAAACCTAACAACGAAAATATCGTTGTAGAAAAAGTAGCCAGTCCAGAATCAACTAAACCCAAAGGTTTGGTTATCGAAGTTAAAAACAGTGGTGTCAAATCGGTTTATGAACCGCTTACAAAGACATCAATTAATGCAGGTCAGACGGTTCAAATTGCCTGTGCAAAATTAATGGTAAAGCAGGGTGTGCTTAATAACATTAAGCAATTTAAAGACCTTGGCAAAAACTTAGAGGTTTTAAGCAATGACTGAGTTCAATGGAACAAATCCGCTTCTTGATGCACTAGGTGATCAGCCTACAATTCGAGATGTCACAATCAATAACAATACCAGTTTCAAAATCGTTGAACCGTTGACAGGTTTACAGATTCAAACTGAGACTATTGTTCGGGTGCATGGTGAAGTTGCATTTCAGCAAATTCAAAACAATATTGTCCAGCTCAATGAACTTAAACAACAAGAAGCAGTTACGAGCACAGACGTTATTGTGAATGAGCAAACTGCTGAATGGACATTGACCAACTGCGCAATTTCAAATGGTGTGCTGAGCTATACGGGAGGCTTAGCACTTGAAGAAGGGAATACCTCTGCTGAACCGTTACCTTCTCTATTTGCAACAAAGCCTTTTAATACTGGTGAGGAATTACAATTTACTGTAAATCCAAATACGACAAAGAAATTACTGATTGCATTTGATTTTGGTACGAAAATCGGTGAGTTTGGTGATGAATCTGCTGTTGTAAAAGAGCGTCCTGATATTCAGAGAATTCAATTATTTAATGGCCGATCTGCACCACAAGGCAATATTGATACAACAACTTTAACAAGTGCTTATGTTGTTGGAATGAAATTGCTCACTGATAAGCAAGCATTGCTCACAATCAAAGATGCCAGTACAGAACAAGAATTGGCTAGTTTAATTGTCGAAGCACCAAATTTCTGGAACGGACATTTTTCCCGAATTTGGATTTATGCAGAACTTGAAAATGTTGAATCTGTATTTAGTTTACCTTTTGCGGTTCCGAATACGAATTCTGGAAAATAACCTTCTGGAAAATCTAAAAACTCTGCTTATGCAGAGTTTTTTATTGGAACATTCAAAAATCTTAATTTTGGCAAAGCGCAAAATAACTAAAACGTTTAGCCAAAGGCAAACAAAGTGAACACAACAAAGATATTAGGTGAGGCTGTTGGCATTCAAAGCCAAGGCACAGTAGACAAGACCGAAACACAAACTAAAGAAGGGCTAACTTCAGCCTTAATTGTTGGTCGATTTAAGCGTGGTCGAGTGGATAAGCCAATGACCATTCACCAAGGTAACATTCGCGGTCAATTGGGCTATGAGCCAACAAATATTGATTATCAAGCTGTACAGGATTGCTTAGACACGGGTGTGCCTAGTGTTCAAGTTTTACGTGTCGGGCCAACTTTAGATATGCCAGGTTAATGGAGCCATTATGACAAATTTAAAATTAACCAGTAATGGAGCTTTGATACTGGGTGGCAATGGCGCTGCGGTATTAAGCTTGTTTTTTGATACCTATAGTTATCTAAAAGATACAGATATTGAAGTCGCATTTTTTAGTAAAGTCACTACGCCGACTTCACTATTAGACATCACCATGCGTTTGCGAATCATCGATTCAACCACTGGTGATGAAGTGATTAAAATTCAGGGTGTCGTTGATGGGGATCCTGAAAATCCAGCAACGATTATTGCAGTTGCAGACGCTACTGAAGAATTTGAACAATTTGAATTGCATATCAATGATGCTTTAAGTGCAATTTTATTGAGTAGTGCATTCAATCCAGTGAATAGTTTAGGACGTAAGACTGAGATTCTATCGTTACCAGATGAAGAACCAGACACTTTTAACGCTGATCAAACTTATACACTGATTACCAATTTAGTGGATAAGCCAGCTTATTTAGTATTGCCAACTGTCATAGAAATAGATGTATACGTGGCCTTATTACGTGTGGCTGAAAAATTAAATATTCCACTCGATGTTGAGGTTGACTCAACTATGACAGCGGAACAAAATATATGCCGTCCACGAGATGCCATTTCATTACGGGGACGTAAAATTCCAGCTCGGTACATTGGTCAATACATTGGTGACAAGCTACTGCGTAATGCTCGAACGAATGCTCAAGGTTTTGCACCTATTCATTATGCCGTCGCTTGGAAGGACTATCCGTTTAAGAAAAAGGCTTTAGAGCTTCGTCCAGATGTTGTACTCGATGAACCAACATTAGAAATGCTTGCTCAAGCAAAAGTGAATGTCGTTCGTCCAATTAAGTTTGAGCGTGTCTTGTATGTCTTAAGTGATGTGCTTACTCAGCGTCAAAGTAAAAATAGTGCATTGCGCTTGGTGAATGCTGCTGAAATTGCTATGCGCACCAAAAATGATGTTGTCGACATTCTAAAGAATCATATGTTGAAACCAACTGAAGATTATTTAGATAAAGCGAGTAAGGAAATAGACAAATATTTGTCTGACGCTGCGACTTCGGGCTGGTTAAAACCTGCTGAAGATTTGGATGGAAAACCTTTCGCATTCAGCTTAATTCCTGACAAAGATTATCCATTTGAACGTGTTCGATTGTATTTGGCACGCCGTCCAGAAGGCGCGACCCGTGCTGTGATCTTTGATGAAGATGTATTAGTTAAATAAATAGGTGATAACAATGTTTGGCTCAAAAAATCCGTTTAACCAAAAACCACAACAAAATGTATTACGTGAATTTGATTCTGCTGCAGCTGGAATTACAAGTAGCGTGAATACATTGACTAGTTCAATTCGGGAAGAACTTTCATTCATTGAGCACGTTCGAGAAATGGCTTTGAATATCGTATCTGATCTTGTTGATGCAGTTATAGACAACACTTTAGATGACAATGAATTGCCGACTGACCGTCTTGATTTTCTTATTCTGGATGCCTTAGATGGTGCAGATGATGAAAATGGTACGTTGGAAAATGCATTAGTTGCTTCCATTGATGATGCACTTTCAAGTTTTGGTGTAGATGACTCAGTGATTGCTGAAATCTTTAGCGATAATATTGAAGCTGCTGATGCTGCAATTGATGCTGCTGCAAGCACAGTAATTGCAAATATGCCTGATGAGGGTGATCCATTAGATGAGCTTGTTCGTGAGTTTATTTATGGTGAACCTGATGAAGAAGAAGGTTTTGACTCGGTTGGTGGCAAGAAAAAGCTTTCTCGTGGTCAGATGACGACGAAAAGTGTAGGTGGCCGTAAAGTACGTTATAAAGCGATTGCTGCAATCCGTAATGGTGTTAAAAAGATCGTGAATAAGCGATTACCAGGTCAACGTATCCGTCTTTCAAGTGAACAAAAAGCTGGACTAAAGAAAGCGAGTTTAAAAGCGCGTTCAGCTAATTCATTGCATAAGCGTATGAAGTCGTTGCTCAAAGGTAAAAAGATTGGTCTATATAAATAAGCAATAGAATATAGATTAAAAAAAGGCTGCGATTATGCAGCCTTTTTTTTATTTGGAACAATGAGGAATTAGTCTTGGTTCAAGTGATCAGAATACTTATATCCAATAAGATTTGAGAATAACGATGCGTCAAGTCAATCCAATGCTTTTAAATCAGATGAAGGCAGATGCGATAGCAATTCAGCAACTAGGTTCGCCAATTTTGTCATGCCAATTAAAAGCTGTCCACGTCCAATTATTAGTAATGAAGATCCAGCGGAAGTCCAATATCCGGGTGGCTATACGGGGATTGTGGCTGGACCTCCAAAAACACATTACACAGGTAATTTACAATTACTGGTAACGGAAGCAGGGCATGATCAACTTTTTGCTGAATACATTGTGGCAAATAAAGGCATGATCAATTGTGATTATTATGATGGGCATGTCGCTAGTTTTACTCGTGCTTATAATCTGGAAAACTGTGCAATTCGATTTGAAATGGCTGAATTCGATACGGATAGTCGAACTCAAGTAATGACTGTTTCATGTCCGATTGATTTCAATTTCTTTGGTGGCTTCGCCAAGATTGGGAGTAATGGCACAGTCTTACCAGGTCAACGTGATATTGCTGGTATTGAGGGCTTGATTAACCGTGTTCAGAACGTCGTAAACGCTGCACAGTCTGCAACAAACTTAGCTCGTTCAGCAACTGGTGTAGCACGTCAAATTGGTTCTTTATTTGGGTAACTGCTATGCAATTGCTACCTGATGATGGCTCTCTATGTCCAAAAGTGATTGCTGGTTCTATCGAAGCACTAGCAACGACTTTTCATCTAAAATTACAGATGAAAGGTTATTCACTTCTTGTTGAAGATGTCACGAATGCTTTGATTGAAGAAACAAAGCGTTATGCTGGATGTGCGACTTTGAGATGCCAGCGTGGTTCAACCAATATCATCATAATAGACAAGAACATTGTCCTTGAAGGCTTTGAATGGGTCATTATTGAACCGTGTCTAAGTGCAAACTGTGACTTGATTCAAGCTCAACTTGTTGAAGCCTCAAGAAGTATGGGTGGTGATGGTTTTGGCATGTCAGTGAGTGAAGCTGAACAAGCATTTAATCAAGCAAAAGAGTTAATGCCTAAAAATGCTTTTGTGGAGGCTCCTTTTAGTTTTAAAACTTTAGGGGGCAATTGATGCGAATCGCGATATTGGCAACCAATAAAATCATTTCTGCGTCTGAGTTGATGATTGCAACACTAAGAACTGATCTTGTTCCTGTGCCTGTCAGTATCGAGTTTGCAGTTAAGTATACAAAGGAACTCAATGATCAATTGGTGGATGGGGCTGAAATCATCGTGAATGATATTCCATATCCATTTGAGACATATCCATTTGAGATCGTTTACTCACATCCTGTTAAATCGCAAACGATTAAAGACAATTCCCGAATCGGGGCTATTTCATGCATCGCCGTATTCAAAGGTTGTAAAAAAATACTGGAGCAAGCAAAAAAGGCTGTGATTTTGGAGCAGACTTCTTTTAATGCTGCATATCGTGCGTGTGGTGCCTCTAATATCCGCTTGGGTGATGATATACCTTTACCTGAATTTATTTGTCTCAACGGTACCTTGATTTCAGAGCGTATAGCACTTTATTTACAACAAGAAGCTGCGGTGATTTGTTTTAAAGAAACAAAGATTTGTATTTTAAAACTCGATGCACTTTTTAAACAAGAAGCCGTTCTAAAATTAGATCCTAGTGAAATCCAATGGTTTAACAGCGATCAAATTGAGAAGTTTCAAAAATCCTCTTATGTCTCCGTTGATCAAGATGGTTCGACGGTTATTGGGGACGATACGACGACGAAAGGGCAATCTGTTATTCAGAAAGCAGGTCTTGATGCACGACAGTTAAAGAATCTGGAAAAGGTACTAATTCCGCGTGGTGTGGTTCATCGTTCGTTAAGCCTTGAACTCAATGCTGGCGATATAGTCGAAGTAGAACATAAGAAATATGTGATTTTGACAGCAGCTCATGAAGTAGAAACAGGTGCTATTGGTGGCGATGTCGGTTCAACCTCAAAGCTTTGGTTAGCAAGTTTATAGGTGCTGTGATGAATGGTTTTAAAAAAGCAAAAATCCTCAGTTACGATGCGCAAAGCAGAACTGCAAAGATTCACATACCCGGTCTTACGGATGGCGCAAGTACGGGCTTAACAGCAACTTTTGCTTATCCCGTTGGTGATAGCGATAAAGATACTGAGCGCGAAATTTTAGAGGGTGAGGATGTCTATATCTTCTTTGAAAATAATGAGCAATCGCGTCCTGTCATCGCATTCTATAGTAGTCATAGTAAAGGTGCTGTTGTCGATACACGCCGTATACGACAAGAGAATATCGAGCTTTTAGCACGTAGCAAGGCAACGATTGAAGCGCCTTCTATTGAATTAAGAGGTGAAACAAAGATTACAGGCAACGAGCAAGTCACTGGAAACGTCATCGTTGGTTCTGGTGCGACTGGCGTATTTTCAAATGTTTTTGGGAAAACGCTATGAGTGAATTAAATGTTCAATATCTTCAATCATTAGAAGATCATATCAATGCTGTGCAGACTTGCGAAGATCTTCAAAAGGCGGTGGATACAGTGATGAATGCTTTAGGTGATCAATTGCAAGCATTGACCGATGAATTAGAAATAGTTGGGGCGATTCAGGAATTATTAGAAATCCCGAACAATCTTGCAAAAGTTATTACGTGGATTCAAAAATATATTGAATTGGTTTTGTCACCAATGTACCAGCCATACTTAAAATGTGCAGCCCAAATCACTCAATTAATAGCTAAAATTCAGCAATTGCAGGCCACTATCATGGATAAAATGAATTCAATTACTAATTGTTCTGTGAATATTCCAGCGATTAATTTCCCTGAAATTATTCCCCCTGTACATTCAAGCCAATTAACTTAGCCAAAATTACGTTAATTCTTAAATTTTGGCTTAATTATGGCTGCTTCAGACATCCTTTCTTTGTTGTTGGGAACAAATGCGAATAGCATCCCTCAGCAAGTGGTTGATGCTAACCAAGAAGTCATGGCGCAAATGTATGATTCCGTTGCGCCTTTCTCGCTTGGGACACATACGACACAGGAAAACAAGAAAAGAACACGTAAAGAAATTCTGACCAAGTGGGAGCAAATGCTAAAGTTCGCTCCCGTAGCAGAGGGCATTGGTATTCATGTCATGGCTGCACTTGGCGGTGATACACATACGGGCCAACAAATCTTTATTACGCCTACAGAGCGATTGCGTGGCGAATTAGGCAAAACTGAAAAAGCGCAATTAGAAAAACTACAAAAGCGTATCAAGCCAATAGAAACTGTCATAAATAAATACATTACTAAGCTATGTTCGGAAGGTATTTCCTTTGGTGATGCCTATGCCCGTGTGTACGGCAAAAAGGGAGTAGGTGTTACTGACTTACTTAGTAATGAATATACCTATGCACCGCAAATACAAGCTTTTGAACAAGGTTCCAAGACAGTGGCTTATTTTGCACTGAATCCGAAAAACTGGTCCAAAGTCATGACTAAGTTGAATCACACACAGATGGTTCGGATGAAGTTGCCACGGATTCAAAATGTACCGCAATTTGATCCAGTTGAAGCTAGTTTAATATCTCAAATGCTTGAAGGTGATAATCCAGAAGAATTGCCGATCTTACCTGCACAGGTCGGTGGCTCATTTCTCTATTCAATTGAGAAAACCTATGATGATGTCATCCTTGCCTTAACCACGATGAACAGTCAGCAAGTTGCTGATGCAGTCAATCAAATGTTTTTGACGCTGAACATGGCTGGTATGCCTCCAGCACAACGTGATGCTTATATTCGTGGTCTTGAGGGAATGCTAAAAGATCATGAGAAGTACGTAAAAAATGCAATGGAAGGCGGTGAGGGCATTTGGAATACCAAATATCACGTTTTACCGACATGGGATGAAAAGCAGATTCTTAATCCTGTGGGAGATATTAAAGGTCAACGTAATTCACCTGTAAATATCGAAACCTTTATGATCAATGTCCGTTTGCTTATGGGCGGTATTGGTCTCGATCCTTCAATGGTGGGGTGGGCTGATATGCTTTCTGGTGGAATTGGAGATGGGGCAGCATTTCATACCTCAAGTCAAATTATGCGCCGTTCCATGTATATTCGCCAATCAGCTGTTCAATTCGCCAATGATATTATGCATATCGATTGGGGTTATTGTTATAACGAGCAATTTGAAGCAGGTGAATTAGATTATCCATGGCAAATTGAGTTTTCTAGTACTCAGTCAGCAGCTGTGACAGAAGAAAATACTAATAAACAAACTCAGATGAATACATCCTTACTTAAAATTCAAGTCATTAACTCACTCAAAGAATCTGATTTAAGTGAGGAAACGATGCAATATATTTTAGAAAAAGATGCTGGTTTTAACTATGACGATTCATGTCGTATAGCAGCTGATATTGCGAAATCTCGTCTCAATGGACAGGGTGAACAATAATGACTTTACACTTAAATATTTCTAAAGGTCGAAATACAAGTGGTGTATGGACTGGAATGCCAATCGATGAGGCTTTAAGGCAATACCAGAAAATTTACAGTTGGGGGACGTTATCCTCATTACATTATGGTGTATGGCTTGAACCATTCGATGAGGACGGGAAAATCGCAAAAGAGTCAATTGAACTGATTGACTCATATGATTTAACACATCATGAGGCTGGAAATTTCAATGCATTTGAAAAAGGAGAAAAAGGATTTTTAGCTGGTACTAAAATCGAAAGTATTCCATTGATGGATAACACAAAATTGCCTTGGCTTTGTCAGAGTTTGGATTTATCCGTTTTAGATGCTCAAACAGATAGCGTACAAATTGGTGCATTTCAACTCAATCACATCACTGGAAATAGTTCGGGTGAAATATCAATTCCCTTCATTGAAACACGTAATGCATCAATTCTAAATAGTGCTTTGGCAATAAAAGCGATCATGTTTCCTGATGGTCTGATGGTGAGGATGGGGGTACACAAGCCTTGCCGAATGATTATCTGATGCGGATGACAATTTACATTTACGATAAACATAGTATTTCTACGCGAGTTTTTGAGGTCCAGCATTTAGTAGCTTTGCAGACTGGAAGTATTCCATTGGATGCCACAAACCGTAATGGAGTCGGTATTGTTACTTTGAATTTTATAAAGATGTTCCCAATGTTGAAATGATTGGAACAGCTCAAGAAGAATCATTTATTTAAGTGCAAAAATGGCCTCAATCAGAAAAATATTGAGGCATTTTTTCAATGCGAAATCTCGACATATTTACTTTATTACATGAACCACATACCAGTCGTTTAGTACATGGATTTGATTCTGTGAATAGCGGTGCTTGTTCAATTGGAGTGATCAAAGGTCAATATCGTCAGCTGAATGCAATCGTTACAGAATCAGCTACGGATGATGACCAATGGCGTATTGTGAATCTAAAAGGTTCAATCAATAACATTGCTGCATTTGACTCAATTGCCGTTTTAGGTGCAGTTGATAATGATCATGCAAGTGCATTAGCACAAATGCAGTTTGGGCGTATGTTTGATGCTATTGAAGATGATGTAATTGAAACCAATACCAATGGTCTATTACGACATTTAGCAACACCACAATTTCATAAGCATAAGCAACTTATTCATCGAGATCATTTAGTCGCAATACAAGATATTCCATGTGCTGTATTACCAGGTTGGGACGGTATCGAACTAACAACACATGAAGGAAAAACAGCGAATCTGCTGTTAGACATGCAACTTCATGATGACAGTACAGAGCTATTATCGAGTTTTGATGGTTTAGCTAATTTGCTTGAATCAATTGGAGCAGAACACCCAGATTTTGATTCAATCATTGTTGAGTATCAATATCTCGATAAGTTAATGGATATGCTGCATACAGCCATGCAGACAGCGTCTAAAGGCGGTGTAAAGGTTCTGAATGTAGATCGTAGTGAAAAGCCATTTCGACACAAAAAAGTGCTGAATGTCGCCGTTTCATATGATTTCGAAGATGGACAAACGATTACGATTTTATTTCATAATCCTGATCGTGACGCAAAGCGGATATCGCCACAAGACACGTTATTGTCTTGGAAGATTCTTATGAATAAGCGTGATGTAACAGGCGTGATTCAGCCCAACCAAGGTGAAGGTATTGCATTACCTGTACTTGCTGGACGTGTTGTTAAATTGATTAATCAGAACAGTGCACGGTTTAAACGGACTCAAGCTAAGAAAGTTGAAAGTGCGCAAACTTTAGCAGATGCAGAACAACGTATTGCAGACAAGCAAAATCAAAAGACCGCTTTATCTTCAGAAATTCAGGGGCTACTTGATCAAATTGATGGCTTAAATAAGCAAAATAATGGTCAAGTAGCAAATGCTGATACTGGTGCAGTGGATAATGCTGGACAAGCTGCAAATACAAAAGCTGTGACCAAAGCAGAAGCTCGTCAAATTTATGATGCTTTAGATATTCGTCATCGTTGGTTGACGGGTGGTACCACAGAAGAATTCTATAACCAGAATTATCCAGCTGGAATTAGCGAAGCTCTGACAGATGCAAAAAATCTACTTGAACGTCCATTTGGAAAAGTTGCATTGGCAAATGGATTAAAAGATTCAATTGAACGAATGATTGCAACTGTAGAAAAAACAATTGAACGCTGGAACAAAGGCTTAAGTGAGGACTCATCAAAAGCCAAGACCTATCCACCAATTGAGGATTTAGGCAATGGTTATTACAAAGCGTTCAAAAACGATAAAAAGCTTGATGATTGGACAGCCCATATCAATACAAATGGAGAGTGGGAAGTTTCAGCAAATAATGCTTCATCTCGTGCTTGGAACAATGGCTTTGGGGCACCACGATTTTTCAAAACAATTGAAGAAATGATTGCTAAATATCCAGCATTTGCTGCTTTACCTGCAATGTTACCTACAGAGGATAATGCAAACTCTAATAACAATAATGATGATGCAGACTATCTGAATAAAGTCATTAAGGGTGAAGTTGATTTTTCAAAAGCTAGTGAAGTTGAAGGCCAACTAGAATCAATTGGCAGTCGCTTAACACCTGAAACCAATGATCTATTCGAACAGGCTGTTTCTGCTTATTCAATGTATCAAGTCAATCAAGCTGCTTCAGTCAATTAAGGAATAGCAATACATGAATGCCTTAGAAAAATTAAAGCTCACGAAAGAACTACGTGCTTTACTTGAACAGCGGACAGGCGAATCAATCTGTCAATAAATTATTTCAGTCTATTATTGATGGTGACGTTAAAGTATCCATTGAATTACTTAAGCAAGTTCGGAGTGAAGCTGAAAAGAATTTGAATGATCCGTTATTGATTGAAGCCGTTAATGTTCTAATAACTCAAGTGAATGAGTTGGTTGGAACATAGCAAGCCTAACGAGTCTTAAACCTCTCAAAATAGTCCTAAATGGGCTATTTTTTTGTGCGTGAAATGAGCAAAATTAATCAAATATTTAAGAAAGATGATGTTAGAGAAACATTAGATTCAATTCTAAGTGTACTAAGAAGTAATACCTTTATTCCGTTTCCACTGGAAATGGTTAATCAGGCATTTTATCATTCATCTCGTTATTCCGAAGCAATCGCTCAGGACTATAAGAAAAATTATACCCTTACTATTAAAAGAGCAATTGAAAAAGCTTTACCAGAAATTGAAACACCTGAACAACAACAAGCTTTTGATGATGCGCTAACCCTCCTACAAAATACTTATATTGATAAAATTAAGACACTGGCAAACAGCCGAAGTGGTGTTTATTCATCTTTTATGGCCGGACGTTCTAACTTTAATTCTAAACAAGCTAACAGACGTGGCAATGCTTATGATCAAGTTGCTGAAAAAATAGAAAGTTGGATTAGAGATTTCGCACCAAACTTTATTTATAACAAAGTTATCGCTGCACGTAATATGGATCAAATTAATGCGCTTGCGAATGAAAAAGCAGAAAGTGAAAAAAACAAATTAGAAAAAAGAGCTGCTGATTTATGGACAATTTTACAACCAAAAGAATTTCCATTTCAGTTTGGTAAGGCATCCATTTCAAAGATTAATTTTAGTCGTGATAAAAAACCAAAATCATTTTTAATAAATGATAGTGCCGTCTATGACAATAAAATTGAATTTTCTGAATTGTTTGGGAAATCTGATTATCCAAAACTTTTAGAAATCTTGGAGAAACAAGGTAAAAAAATACCTGAATCTTGGGCTGAAACTAATTTAAAGAAGAAAAACTCTAGTAGCATTTCAAGCTTCGATTCAATCGAATTAGATAATCACGATCCGCTTGGCACAATTGATAAGTTGATCGAAGCGTTTGAAAACAATCGTTTTGAAATTTATAAATTCTTAACTAATCAGCCAGTCAGCTCAATTCAGTCAGGACAAATTAAACCAGACAGCAACGGAAAATTGATTAATGGAGCTGTGGACTGGTTTAGGACATGGCTTTCAAACAATGGTCATGATGGTGTATTTCATAATGAACAATTAGGGGATATTGTTCTTTCGCCTCGTGGTATAAAAAATGCTATGAACCACAAACCACATCCGATAGATATTCAAGCGATTCCAGCCTTGCCTGAAATCATGGAAAAAGTAAAAGTTTTGGATGTTTCGCGTGATGATGAGGGCAAGCCAATTAAAAATATTGTTGCTGCTGCACCAATTCTAATAGATGGGGAAAAATATTATTTAGTCTTACGGTTACGCCAAGACTTAACTATAAGAAATGAACCGCCAAGATTTTATACTGTTGCTGTAGAAGTTATAGAAAGCGCAAACAAAAAGGCCACAACCCTTATGACCAGTCCGATCTTTGATAAATCAAAGGGTAGGATTGAAACTGGAGGTCGTGACCGTTTATTAAATATACTTTATAGGGCTTTGACTGTCAATCATGTGTTCCGTGGTCGATCTAACAACGTTAAAACAGCTAAAGGAACCAAAGTATCAACCGTATTTGCAGTGTTAGAAGCTGATCAAGTGATTGCTTCACATACGGCTACAGGCGCTGAAAACCCTAGTTATCCTCAAGAACTACAACCACGAGATCGTAGTCGAGAATCTTCACAAGCGTGGGTGCAAAAAACTTCAAATACCTTAGATCCTGAAAGCTTGGGACGTTCAGGGCGTGCAGATACTGGTGCGCCTATCATTGGTGATGATCTGGTGGTTGAGTCTGGCAATGGCCGTACTATGGCAATCCAGCTTGCATATGAGCGCGGAATTGCTGATGAGTACAAAGAATGGTTGATTGATGAAGCAGAATATTTTGGCTTTAGTGCGGATCAAATCAACCAATTTAAACAGCCTATCCTTGTGCGTATTCGCACCTCTGAAATTGATCGTATTCAATTCACAGTAGAAGCCAATCAAGATGATAAGTTGTCATTTAGCGCGACTGAACGAGCAAAAACTGATGCAAGACGATTAGATGAGAACCTATTGTCATTGTTTACACCTGGTGAAGATGGAGACCTAATCACTGTAAGTAATCAGAAGTTTATCCAAGGATTTTTACATTAGTCACACGTATGAAAGCTGCAATATTCAGCAAAGCTTATAATGATGACCGACTTCTTGAAATGATGGCAGACCAAACGAAGCCAGATTTGCAAAATATGCTAAATGCATTAGGTGCAGCAGCTCCAAAATTTATTGAAGTGCAAGCCGTCAGCCGTGGTGATGTGCAGGATGTATCAAGTTCTATCGTTGATGGTATTGAGCAAGCACTTGATAAGCGTGTGACAAATGCAATTATTGATGCAGCGAATACGATCTTAGCTGCAAAGCAAAATGATCAAGATATTGTTGAATTTGTAAAACAACAAGGTTTATTTGGTGATCTAGGCGAAGGCGTGCCAGAGCTTGCAGTATTCTTATCTAAGAATAGTCGCAGCGCCAAAAAGATGAGTTTGCTATTCAAAGCAATGGCAGAGTTTGCAGAAAAAGAAGCGATTGATGGGCAAAACATGGGGCTTTTTGGTGAACCTGAACCTGTCAGCATCAAAGATGCAATCAATTACGCCGTGAAAGTGATTGAGGATAATTATGGTGATAATGCCAATCTGAGCATGTTTGATTCTATTGATTCACTTACATCAATAGATGAAAAAGCACATGCTGCAGCTACATCACCTCATAATGATTTAGACTTTCCAACAGCAGAACAAAAGCAATCTGGTGAATATCAAAAAGGGCATTTATCGATTGGTGATTTAAAAATTGCTATTGAGAATCCAGCAGGTTCAATCCGTTCAGGAACTGACCCTAACGGGAATGAATGGCAAATCACGATGAAGCATCACTATGGTTTTATTGAAAATACTACTGGTGCAGATGGTGATGAAATTGATGTTTTTGTGAAAAATCATTTGGCCGTTGAACCTAAATGCGCCTATATCATCAAACAGTTAGATAATAACGGACAGTTTGATGAGCAAAAAGTCATTATAGGTGCAGATTCAGAAGAAGAAGCGAAGGAAATTTATCTTTCAAATTATGAAAAAGGTTGGCTGGGCTTTGGAGGCATCAAGAAAATATCTATAGCTGATTTGTTGAAGAAGATTCAACATACTTGGTCAGAATTCGATTCTTGGGCTAGAGATGGAAGCTATGATCACATCCCTATAGATCAAGTAATCATTGAAAATGCACCTAAGATAGTTGAAAGTAAAATTGACAAAGAGGACCCGATTGTAGTGCTTGAAACACACGGGAAATATCATCTTGTCATTGGTTTAGATCGAATTATGTTGGCTAAGCAAAGACATGAAAGATTTATTCCAGCAATCATTTTTGATGGTAAGGATATATCTAAATCAATTATTCAAAACGCTATTAAGCAAGCTGGTTCGAAAGTTGACCCTGTTGCCTTAGCTGCACTTATTTTAGATGAATTAGAGAAAAGCCTAGTCAATAGTTTTGATGGTATTTCTAATCCAGTTTTAGAAGTCTTGTACCAAAATTTATAATTGGAACGTTATAAAAATCATGCACTTCACAACCTTTAACATGAGGACGTTAAAAAATCCCATGTTGAGGGTTGTATGTCCATATTTGAAAATAACTTTGCCTTAAAACCATCAAATGTTCTTAGTTCGCTAGATCAATTAATTCAAACGTTACAAAGCATAGATGAGATAACCGTTTACTTTAAAAGAATCATTTCGGGTGAAATTGAAATTGATTTAGGCGAAGCAAAAAAAATCTTATCCTTGGCAGAAACAGACAAAGATAATCAATATCTTGGTCAAGTTGCAGACTATGTTTTAAATGACTCAGTCCAAAAACTAGACTCTAATTTACAAGCTTATATCGTTAAACAAACGGCCAACGAACCAATTGCTAAACTAAATCAAGCAATTGCTTATTATGCTTGTGAGCAAGAGCTTGTCGAATACATCACCAAAAAAGGGAAGTCTTTACTTGTAATTTCTTTAGCTGGTGTACCTGTCAAAACAGCAAAAGAATACGATCCATATGCCTTTATTTATAACCAACACACACTAATCCGTGCAAAGCATATTCTCGAATTACCAGATTCATTACTTACAGATGATCAGCAATTAATTAAAGAGGTTTTCTCTAATGTTACAGATACCGATTCAGATTTGGCACAACTTAGCGAACTTCGTCGCGGATCAGGAAGATCAGCAATTTCTCAGTCTGAATCAAATGCAGATGGAGCAACGCCTTCAACAACAGGAACAGCTTCTATTGAGCAAGGGCTATACCGAAACGGTAGTATTGGCGTATCAGAAAATAATGATGCAAGTTTACTTGGCGCAGGAAATAGAGGAAATGAACCTTCAAATGGGGGAAGTCCAACCAGTCTTGCAGGGGATGACAGCAGCGGAAGCCGTGCGATTTTTAACTCAGGATCACCTACTAGAGACAAGCGAAATAAATCAATTATTCAATCTGCTAAGTCAGTTAGAGTTGAGTTAGAAGGTAAAGCAAAATTACAAGCTGAGGCAGAGGGAACACCTACAGAATGGGGAGATCCTGAAAATATCAGTGAAGCATTACCTTATCTGTTACCCGAACAATGTGATGATATTGTCAAAGCTGAAAAACGCTTAATCATTGATAATGCCAACGGTATGTTATTTACCAATGGTACTGGTACAGGGAAAACCTTCACTGGTTTGGGAACCGTCAAACGATTCTTAAATTCTGGTGCTCAAAATATTCTAATTATTACTTTAAGCGACAAAATTGCTCGTGACTTTGTGAAGTCAGGTAAGCCTTTAAATATTGATATACATCAATTATCAAGCATTCAAGACAATGGTAGTAATTCAAATGTTGTGGTCACAACATATGCAAACTTTGGTCAAAATAAATCTTTAGGTAAGAAAGATTGGGACCTTATCATTGTTGATGAAGCACATACCTTAATGCAAAGCGCGGACGGTGAAGTAACCACTGCATTAGATAACTTAAGGGCTTTATCTGGGCATCATGCAGGTTTCTACACTTGGGCAAAAATGCGGTTTTCTGAGCGAGATCCTTATGCATTACCAGAAGAAGAACGTACCGATGAGATGATCAAGGATTGGAATGCTTTTATCCATGATTATAAGGTTGAATGGGAAAAGAATTGGACAGAACAATCTGGGAAACGTGCAAAAGTCGTTTTCTTATCTGCAACACCATTTTCCTATATTAAAACAGTGGATTGGGCTGAGGGTTATCTCTTTAATTTTACATCACCAGAATCGCAATTTAGTAATAATTCTTCTGGTGGATACAATTCAGGCGGTGCGCGTGAGCGATTCTATATGTCTAATTTCGGCTATAGAATGAGATATAACAAATTGACCCGTCCAGATGGGGGAGTTGACCAAGGTGTTTTTGAAAGACAATTTGCGGAAAGCCTGAAATCAACTGGGGCATTGGCTGGACGTGAACTAGAATTAAAATTTGATTATGACCGTAAATTTGTATTGATCAAATCTAACATTGGTCAAAAAATTGATGAAGGTTTGGACTACCTTTGGGATGCTAAAGATGCCAATGGGAATAGTCGATTCTCTGATTTGAGTAGCCTCGTGAATAAGCGATTTGACTATCTTTCGCGCCGACGGTTGCTAGAGGCAATTAAAGCAGAAGAAGGCATTCCATTTTTCAAAAAGAATTTAGCTTTAGGGCGAAAAGTAATTATTTTCCACGATTATAACGATGGTGGAGGTTTTAGACCGTTTGCGTTTACAGATGATCAATTTAAATCGATTGATGGTAAATATAACGAAGATGCAGCTACACAATATCAAGAGTTTGCTCAAGAACGATCTGATTTAGTCCGCTTAAATTGTAATTATAATTCCCCACTGGTAACACTACGCCGTGCTTTCCCAAATGCATTGTTATTTAATGGCCGTGTTTCTAAGAAAGATCGTCAAAAAAATGTTGATCTATTTAACCAGGATAATAGTGGTTTTGATATTTTGATCGTTCAATCAGATGCAGGTTCTACTGGTATCTCACTGCATGATACAACTGGGGCACATCAACGGGTGAATATCAACATTGGCCAACCTATTAAGCCAGCCAAGCTTCGTCAAACTGAAGGGCGTATTTATCGAGTTGGGCAAGCTTCGAATGCGATTCAGCGTTATTTTACTACAGGCACAAACTGGGAACGGACTGCATTTGCTGAAACTATCGCAGGGCGAGCTGAGACAGTAGATAACTTAGCCAAGGGCGAAGATGCTTTAGTGAGTATTAAGCAAGCGCTTATCGAAGCATATGAAGAAGCCGAATATCATGAGCCTTCGCTTATGGATGGCGTAGGTGGGAAAGCTTACGATGAAGAAAATGCACGTATTGCGCGTTTATCTCCTTTCGACAAAGCGATGACTTATTACTATGCAAAAGGTAAGCGTACCGAAAGCCGTAATAATCGTGAGGGTAAAGAGTGGTATGCAACGCCTGAACCGCTAGGTTTAAAAATGCTCGAATGGGCAGGTGTACATAAGGGCGATGATGTACTTGAACCAAGCGCAGGCGATGGGGCAATAGGGCGATTTGCGCCTAATGATGTCAACCTGACCATGATTGAACCAACTGAATCATTAGCAAGTCGTGCAAAAATGGCAAATACAGGTGCGAATGTAATTGTTAGTGGTTTTGAGGTTCACGGTACTAATAACAAGTATCATGCAATTGTGATGAATCCGCCGTTTGGGAATGCTGGTTCCTTGGCAATTAAGCATGTCCAGAAAGCGTTCCAACACTTATATGATGGTGGTCGAATCGTGGCACTCATTCCTCGTGGTGCAATGGATGAAAAGCTTTCTAGTTGGATTGCAAACGAAAAAGAAGCCTATCAAGTTGGTGAAATCACATTACCTTTAAGTACATTTAGAAATGCTGGAACCGGTGTTAATACTCGTATTGTGATTATTGAAAGACATACAAGTCCAGAAGATGCACCAACTTATCCAAAAAATATGAATTTCTCACATGCAGAAAGTCCTGAACAACTTTTTGAACTTATTCGTGATGCACAGATTAAACCGCGGAAATTGCGGATTGATGAGCAGCTTGAACGTTACGGGCTATATATGCGAACTGAGCGTAGCAACTATGTTTTTAATGGCGATGGATTAAATATTGATTACATTAAAAAGATTTTAACAAGCTACTGGTTTGCTGAGGTAAACCAATTTGGTGAAGTCGTAATGGCTTATAACAAGTCAGCTGAGATTATTAAGAAAATTAAAGAAGTCGAAGCAACCTTACAGGCTGCATGATTGGAACTTGTTAATTTTCACCTATTCAACTAGATCAAAAATAGCCTTATCAAGATAGGGCTTTTTTATGGCAAATGACATCAATGGTGTTCAGGCAGCAAATGCTGATAAGACAACTTTACCTGTGGATTATAGTGCTGATCCATTCTGGGGTTATGTGTCTAAACATAAATTTGCTGAGTTTAATTTATGCACGATGGAACGTGATGCAGAAACTAAAGAACCAATTTTCTCGTACGACTTGTCACAGCCGACTATTCGAGCATTCTTGACTGATGGGGATATTAGTTTTGAAAGCCAATGGCAAACGCCGTTTGAGAACTCTAATCCTGAATTAAAAATGCCTATGATGATGGCTGCCCTACAAACTGGGCAAGCTTTGGCTTCAGGTGGCGCTGCTAGTACAGCGATTCGTAACAATTTGGGTGATGCAGCAGCTGATCTGATTAGCAAAGGATTTCAACCATTAGCTGATTTTGCAAAAAGTGTTGAAGGCAAAACTAATCTTAATAAAGTCAACACAACTCAAGTCTTTCTTTCTACAGCTTCAGTTCATCTTAACTTAAGTGTTTTCTTTATTGCTTTAAAAGATGCACGAACAGAGGTGGAGAATAAGTTGATGTATCTCCAGTCTTGGTCATTACCAACAAAATTATCACAAGGGACTGTTCTTACAGATTTAATTTCAGAGGGAAGCGACGGTTTATTTTCAGGGCTAATTCCTCCCTACATCACTGTCACCACACACGGCAAAACTTATATGCCATTTATTCTCCAAAGTGTATCAGCGCCTATCGTTGCACCTATTGATAAGGACGGAAATCGACTCAGCCTAACCGTGAATTTAAGCCTGATTAGTCGAGCAGCTTGGGATGCTAAAGATGTTCGTAATTTATATAAAGTCGAATGAAGGATAGTAAATGTTAAATTTTGATCCGATCCCTATTGGTGGGAAAACATATCAGCTAAATGAAATTAGCTTTAATGAGGCGTTAAAAGTCGCTGCAATTGATCCTAAATTGAATGAGAAACGAATAACGTCTTTTTTGTCTACAGCTCAAGAACGATATTTCTTGATGATCAAATATGTTCAAAATCAGACGAATACCTTATTTTCAACAAATACTGATTTTTCGAATTGCTTTAAAGAACATTCTGATTGGATTGATGAAGTATCAGAAGTCGGTGTAACTGTACGCCAGGTGAGTGGCAGTGAAGCAGAGTATTTAGAAGCACACTGTATGAATGCAGCAGAATGGATTGCCTGTTTATTAGCATTTCAGATTAAGTATGAAAATCATGAACACTTGGGGCAATTACCAGACCGTAATGCTATCGATCAAGTTTATAAGCAGCAATTTTCTCAACGTCTTGGCTATTTAAAAACGCTTCCTCAGAGTGAATTTAATCTGATCTATCTTGATTACTTAAAGCTTAATAGCCAGCTTTTTACTCATTTAGAGCTAAGTGTGAACAACGATGGTTTCGTAGTACAAAGAGGTGCAGATGACGCGCCTATCCGATTTCGTGCCTCTACCTGTTTTATCGGAATCATCAAAGAGCTGGACAAGTCATTTACTTAGCACAGCTCAGAATCTATCAAACCATTGCAAGATGTCATTATTTGATGCGTTAAGTTTACCTGTAAGTTTTGAAGCAGATTATTACGCTTCAGATGCTTGGGATGAGCGAAAAAAAGAAATAGAAATTGAAGCACAACGACACAATGCATTATTCAAACTTGGCAATGAAGTCATTAAATGTTTCAACAATATGAGTGCTAGAAGATGAAAAGCCAAGGCACAGTAGACAAGACCGAAACACAAACTAAAGAAGGGCTAACCTCAGCCTTAATTGTTGGTCGATTTAAGCGTGGTCGAGTAGATAAGCCAATGACCATTCACCAAGGTAACATTCGCGGTCAATTGGGCTATGAACCGAATAATCCCTACTACATGGCTGTGCAGGACTGTCTGGATACGGGTGTGCCCAGTATTCAGGTATTGCGGGTTGGTGGCATTGACAATGGCAATTTACATATTAGCTGTGATGGAGCTACAGATGACATTCGTTTTGATGATTTTCAAGGGTTGTGGGACATTCAATTAGATGATGTAGTTTATCGTACAGAGGGTAGTCTTGTTGCCCCTTATATTCGTTCAAACTTTTCACACATTCTTGCTGCAACTGATAGTGGTTGGATGAAATTAGCAAACATTGATTCAGTTCCTCACCGAATTAGACTATTCCCATTGAATGTTTCTGGACAACCTAACAGTTTTACTGCCCCAACAAATAACCCAACGTTTATGGAACATGAAGATGGTAGTTTATCTTTTTGTTTAGTTCCTCTAGTGGACTTATATACACCAGCAGTTTTAGCTTTGAATCCTGTAGCGTACTATAAAATGGATGAACCATCAGGTTCAGTTGTAAATGACTCATCCCCATCACAGTTTCATGGAAGTATAATCCAGCCAGAAGCTGTTGAATACCAAAATGCAGTAATACGTAAGTGTTCTAAAGGTGCTTTAGGTTTTGGTATAAAAAGTGGTACATATTTCGCAGCAGCAGAATGTGTTGTAAGTGATGCAGTAGCAGGAGATGTTTTTAGAAGATTAGCAGGAACTGATAGATCGTGTACTATAGCTTTTTGGTTTAAACCAAATGGAACTAAAACGTATAATTATCCGTATGGGTATCTTACAAACTCAGCAATGGGCTATAACAACTACAGAATGATTGCAGTCAACGGCAACCCTTTACAAGCGCAAACAGCAGCTAATACGAACACAATTCATAGCAATGAATCTTTAGCAAGCATGATAGGTAAAACTCAATTTATAGTCTGGAGAAAAAATGCTGCAACACAGACATATACATTATATATAAATGGAGAATTTAAGTCTATTAATGGTGCTGACTCTGTTGAAGATGCTGGAGATGGCTTCCATTTTCCAGTAGGTTACGGCTATCAAAGCTATGGCGTTGTTGGTTGGATGTCAGATATGTCTGTATTTAACTACGCTTTGAGTGACGCACAGATTAGTAATCTGTATGACTTAGGCAAACTTGATTAACTTCTTAATGAGTAAAGCCACCTCGAAAGGTGGCTTTTTTATTGGAACATCATCTCAAACATAGAATTTCAAAATAAACCTAAATAAAACTTAGGTGAATTACAAAATGGCTGAGCCAGTAAGTAGTGGAGTGGGGGCAGCAGCAATTGTGAAGTTCTATGGTCTGATCACAATTTTATCTATTGCAGCTTCTTTAGCATATTTGATTGTTGTGATGACTCGTGAACCGCGATCAAGAAAAGAATGGGTTATTTCGCTTGTAACAACACTCGTCGGAAGTATTGCAGGTGGTTCACTTGTCGTTCAGCGATTTGGCTTACATGACTGGTCATCAAACTGGTTCGGCATGTGTGCGCTTGGAGGAATCATTTTTTGCTGCGGATTGCCTTTCTGGGCCATTGTGCGATGGACATTTAACTATATCAATTCGCGTGAAAACGCGACGATTTTTGAAGTAGCAAAAGAAGTCAAAAAAGAGATTAAAGGGGTGAATGAAGAATGAGTAATTATCCTGAATTACCTTGGATTGCTGAAGCGCGAAAGCATATCGGTTTGAAAGAAGATACAAGTAAATTTAAACATTCACCAACCATTTTAAGCTGGTTAAAAGCACTTGGCGCATGGTGGATGGATGACGAAACGCCTTGGTGTGGAACTTTCGTTGCTCACTGTTTACAAACCGCAGGCATTAAATTCCCTAAAGATTGGTTTCGAGCTTTAGCGTATTTAAGTGGTGGAACTAAACTTACAAAACCAGCTTACGGTTGCGTAGCAGTTAAAACCCGTATCGGTGGTGGTCATGTTTGCTTTGTTGTCGGTAAAGATAAATCAAGCGGTAAGCTAGTATGCCTTGGCGGTAATCAGTCAAATATGGTTTGTTATGCATTATATAGCGAATCTGATTTTGAAGCTTTTATGTGGTATGGCGTAGCTAACAAACCTGCCGATCATCGTTATGACTTGCCGATTCTAAGTAATGTAAAGGCAACTGGTGTGACTGAAGCCTAATTTAGAAACGCTCATTATCTTCATTGATAGTGAGCGTTTTTATAACTGCATTTTTTAAATAAAATGTGCAAAAATCTGCGCTAAAACTGAGAGATAATGTGTTTTCTGAGCAAATATTTTCACAATTATAAGTTTATTCAGTCACTGCAACAAAACCTTTCAGTTTTCGGCGATATAAAGTCAAATATCGTTCAGCATCATCTTTTGTGTGAAACTCTTTAGCACCTTCTTTCTTTTCTGAAAAAATGTACTTCTGATTGTACATAGCACTGATGTCAGAATAGTCTTGATAATCTTCAAATAAGTCAGTCTCTATGTGCATATATTTATTGCCATTTTTAAGATAATAGGGTCTCATACAAATCACCTTTTCTTTTTCTGTTGGTTCAGTATTTCAGGTGCTTCAAGCTGTGCAATATCGTCATAAATTGGATCTTGGCTAAAATCATTGTCTAATTCTTGAGTTACGTCATCAAATGATTCTTGGATAGATTCATCAAAATAATCTTGTGCGAAGTTGTCTTGGGGGAAGTCTTGGTTTTCGATAGGGATAGATTTAGAGGCCATAATAGTTACTCTTGATTAAGTTACAGAATCAAGTTTGATCTTATAGCCATCATTTAATAAATTCAAATTCAAAGGATTGTGGATAAAGTAAAAAGCGACATTTCGTGTCGCTTTTTAAAGGTTATGTAAAACATTATTTACTAGATTTTAAGTAATCCTCTTGTGATAACTTGTAATCTAAAATAGCTTTTGCTAATGATTGAATTGCTTCAGCATATGTGTCAGCTTGCAGGTTTATTTTTAACAAAGCACAACCAACTTCCCATTTTTGCTTATCTTCTTTCCATAAAATAAGGAATGAGTGTTGAAGTGTATCGTTTATGAATTGCCCTGTTAATTTCATATATTTACCTTAATCTAGCCTTTAACTGTTCAACTTTTGAAAGCGCTTTAAGCGCATCATCAATTTCTATTGGATTTTCAGAGACGGACTTTTCCAAATAGTCATGATGACGTGTTATTTTCTTAAATTTTCTGTTTTTAATATTTGAAATGATTTCATCAATCATATTCATTGCAATTTGAAGATCTTCAAACGAGACTTGTACATAACCTTCGGTTACATCATTAGATTCATCTGTAGCATGGTTTACAAGCTTTTTAATGGTGTATGAACCAATGTTTAAGCTATTTGCAACGCTGGAAAATGTTCGTCTTAAGTCATGGTATGTAAATGTAATACCAGTCAACTCTGCAATTTTTAGCCTAGCTTTACTTCGATTTGCTACATGACCGACACCTTGCCTAGCCTGAAAAACATATTTACCACCACCTGAACGTTCAAAACGTTGTTGCATAATATAGTGCAGGATTTTGCCCATTGGCAGAGTCAAAGGTTCACCATTTTTAGGATCAATTGATGTGATTGAGCCATATTTTAGATCGACATGAGACCATTCGATTGTCTCTGCTTCTTCTCTACGAAAACCAGTAAGTAAAACAGTTAATAAAAAATCTTGGTTGGTATATGCATTATGATTCTTATATTGCTGACCTACCCACTCAGTAGTTACTACTGCATCGAGCCAGTCTTTCATTTGGTTATTTCTGATATAGCCCTTTCTACGCTTAATTTTATTCCACGATTTTTTTGCTTTTAAAGTATTAACTGGGTTTGATACATCAATTATATTTTTATCATTTACATCAAGATAATGTTCAACCGAGAAATTAAAAACAGCCCTAAAGAAACGCATTGCTAAATTTGCGCGTGCTTTAGATCGTTTTGACAATTCAGCATGTTTTTCTTGAACCATCTTGCGTGATATATCGATCAGTTTTATGTCACACCATTCTACTAAATAGTCTGTTACGCATTGATTATAGTCATCTAAGGTATTTTGACTAAGCTCTCGTTCTGTTTTGTAGGCGGTGTAGGCATCTAATAGGGTGGGTTGCTGATCTGCTTTCGCATAATCAGCATACATTTCCTTTTTAGCTTCTTGTTTTTCTAAATTTGGGTTAATACCTTGTGCCATCAATCCTAGTAATTTAGTTGCTTGGTCACGAGCCTGGGTAGGTGTGATTTCTCCATGTTTACCGATAGTGACACGTACTGAGGACTTACCGTTACCGATGCGCCGTTCAACTACATATACTTTGGAAATTGTAACTCGCAGCGCGAAGCCAATCAGCTCTGAATCCCTATAGATAACCTGCTTATCAGGTGATAAGGGCAAAGAATCAACAAATGTTTTTGTGAGCTTTGTTCTTTCAGATGTCATAGTGTATGATCACGTGTGTTTGCAATAACTCGCAATAACATACAATATTTTTAACTGCCTACATAGTGCCTACAAAAATACGTATTGCAATGAAAAATGTTTTTATGTAGAATCAGCATCAAGTTAAAGCATTGTATTAATTGTATTTAACTTTATAGGGCCTATAGCTCAGTTGGTTAGAGCAGCGGACTCATAATCCGTTGGTCGACAGTTCAAGTCTGTCTGGGCCCACCATATATCAAAC